CGCGGGAAAGTTTATAATGACTTTTAACGAGCGCGACACGCCCAAACCTGAAATAACTACTTTCCCGCTTTCGGATGCTGATAAACAATATGAGTTTTTGAGTAAGGAGAGCACGTCCCTAATAATGGTCGCTCACCGCGTGGTAACGCCTTTACTTTTCGGAATTCGTGACGTTGGGGGCGGTTTTGGTTCGAATAAAGACGAAATGGCGGTCGGCCTTGAAATTTTCACTAACCAAGTGGTGGAACCCGCTCAGCGTAAACTATCCTCAGGCCTTGAGGAAATATTGAGCTACGAAATGCCTAATTTAACTATTACGGTAATTCCAAATTCGCCGCTGATGTTAACGCCACCTGTAAAGGCTGAGCCAACTCCCGCTCCAGCTCCTCAGGTTCTTGAGGTTGAAAAAAAAAAGGTTTGTTGCGCGCGTGAAACTAACGAGCTCGAGGAGTTGGGTTCGGCGATAGCCGAGGAGCTGATAGCCCTCGGAACCGAACCGCCCTCGGGTTATATTTTAATTGATAGTTACGAGGTCGATTACGAGAATGACGATCAAGAAAACGAGGAGTTAGTTAAAATCGAGGCTCACGAATTAGCGAGCACAGGAAGCGCTCAACCAATGAGGCCAAGCGAACAAGATTCCACAAACTACGCGGGGGTTACATTTATGACGCGTTATAGGTACAAAGGAAACGCCGCAACCGAGCGCGAATTCTGTAAAAAAATGATTAGCGCCGATAAACTTTACAGGAAAGAGGATATTGAGGCGATGGAGGATAAGGCAGTAAATAGAGGTTGGGGGCCTTATGGTTCGGATTATTATTCGATTTGGCTTTATAAAGGCGGTGGTAACTGTTACCACTTTTGGCAAAAGGAAGTTTACGTAAATGCGAAAGGAATTAACCCGCTTGCAAAGGACGCCGAACAAATTGCGGTGAGAAGGGCGGAGAAAATGGGTTATACAGTTCGAAACGACATTCGGGTTTCACTTTTGCCCGTGGATCAAGATTTTAACGGGTTTCTCCCTGATAACCCTGTTTACGGTGTTAACGGTATAAATTATAGGAGGTAAAAAATATGGCTGAAATACTTTTAATATCAGACGTGTACATTAAGAAGTACACAAACGTCAACGGGGCCGTCGACCCTAACTTGTTATATCCCTCGATTTATTTGGCTCAGGACAAATTTCTCGCGCCTTATTTGGGAACTAACCTTTACGAAAAGATTAAAAACGACGTGGCAAATAATACGCTCGCGGGCGATTATTTAACCCTCGTTGACGATTACGCGCGGCGCGTGGTTTTGTGGTGGGCAATGGTTGAGGCGGCGCCAGCATTAACCTATAAAATTGATAACGCGACAATGGTTCAACGAACCTCTGAGGACTCTCAACCCGTGCCCGACGTGGTCTTTAAGGATCAGTTAAACAAGTGGCAACAAAATGCCGAGCATTATACTAGTTTAATGGTCGATTACTTATGTGCGAACTCGGCTCTATTCCCTGAGTATTCTAATAACGTTTGGCCGCAACGTTGCCCGATAGGAATACAAAAAGGCTCAAACACTTACATTTTTTCCTCGGGAAATACGGCCTCGAGCCGTACATATGGCGATAGGAGAATAAGCCAAATACCATAATGAAAAAGTTAAACGAAAAGAAGCGGGCTCAACTTGAGGCGCTGAAAAAATACGAAAAACAGTTACTTTCAAAAACCAAAAAAACGAAATGAGTTTTTTCGAATACATTTCCGATATTGTGAGCGATTCGGCGAGCTGGTTAATGGGAATTATTATCGGCATTCTTGGAAAAATTTCTTATGAAATATACATGAAAAGAGCACTTTCAGTAATGCAATGGGTGGCCGTTATCGGCCTCTCAGTTTTTTGCGGTTATCAGACTGCTATTTACTGCCAATTACACGGGCACGAAACCGAATCGACCTGGGCCGTTCCAATGGCTACATTAATGGGTGAAAAAATCTTCATTTATGTAATGACTAATTACAAAAAGATTTTAACGGGCGTTCTTTCGTTCTTTATGCCTAAAAAATGAGCGACCAAAAAAGAAAACGGCCCCCAATTTCTGAGCGAATTAAAGGCTCAAAATTCAACGAGTTTCTAAAAGACAAAGTGAAACCCGTCGCGGGCGATATACTCGAAATTGCGGGCGATATTACAGGAATTCAGGCGCTCGAAATGGTCGGGGCTTGGCTTAATGGTCAAAAACATAAAAGCGAAGAGCATACTCAACTTTCCCTCGAGTTCGAAAAGGCGCGTTTAAATTATGAAATCGAAATGACGCGGCTCGATTTGCAAACCGATTTAGATTTTTTCAGGTCTGAGGTTGACGATCGCAAAAGCGCGAGAGAGCGAGAGGGCGAATTTTTGAAGGCCACGGGCAAAAGGGATTGGCTTTTCGGGGCGGTTGTAATTACAGGGCTGAGTTTAACGGTTGGCGTCGTTTTGAGTTTAATTTTTATCGTTATTCCTGTCGAAAATCAGCGGCTCGCTGATATGACTTTCGGGTCGGTTCTTTCAATTGGAACCTCCATTTTTGCTTATTACGTGGGAAGCTCTCGGGGCTCTCGTGTAAAGGACGAAACAATCAGAAATAATTTTGTCAAAAAAAATTAAATATTTAATTATTCATTGCACCGCCACTAATAAAGGCGTCGACATTCAGCCCGAGAAGGTTAAGCAATGGCACACGGCCGCACCTCCAAAGGGGCGGGGCTGGTCGCGCGTGGGTTATTCCGATTTGATTCTATTAGATGGGACGCGCCACAAGTTTGTTGAACATAATAACGATTTATTTATCGATAATTCTGAGATTACGTGGGGAGTCGCTTCGATTAATTCAATAGCTCGACACGTTTGTTATGTGGGTGGGGTTGACCCTAAAACAAAGAAAGGTTTAAACACCTTAACAGATGAGCAAGATTGGGTTTTACAAGATATAATCGTTGAGGTTTTGAATTACGCCCCCGACGTTTTAATAGCTGGTCACAATCAATTCGATAATAAAGCGTGTCCCTCGTTTTGGGTTCCTGAATATCTGAGGTTAAACGGGTGCCCTGAGCGCAATATTTACACGGCCGACCCTTTCAAATGGGCGAAACGTGGAATGAATAGGGGGTAAAAAAAGCCCTTTCGGGCTCTTTTAACGTTTGTAAATTGGGTTATCTGTTAGTTCATACAGTCGTTTATTGATATGCTTTAAACGGGTCTTTTGACGGCCGTATTTATTACTCCGCGAATTTGCGGTACTTAATAAAATTTCCTTTCGCTCAGCTCTTAACCGTTCAATTTCGAGCATCAATTGGACTGTTTCGTTTAAGATTTCCGCTTTCATAACTCGCGATTGAGTAAGTTTTCCGCCAAATGGCGGGCTTGTCGAATCCCGTTTAAGTAGTTTCTAAGCCCGTCGCTCATTTGAACGTTTTTTTCGCGATACTGACTTATAATCGAATCGAGTTGTTCGATTAACTCAAAAAGGGAGGTCGTTTCCTGGGTCTTCATTGGTTTCCTTTTTTGGGGTTAAGTCGATAGCCTCAATTTTCAGACTCAAGAATTTTTTTCCCGTTTTGGATTCTTTCACCCAGCCAACGAGGTTGAGCGTTTCACCCCTCCATTTGACCGAGCCTCGGTAGTCGGGTTGAGTTCCTGTTTTCTTTTCGTTTTTAAATAGGGAACCTTGCCCCTCTTTTTGCTCAAAATTGCTCATTTTTATATTGGTTTAATTGTTAACTATTCATTTTCCATCGTTCGTCGCCTGTGAGTTTATATAACTCAGCCATTATCGACCACATTTGCGCGTTCTCTGTTACACACGGGCGAAGCGATCGCCGCGCCATTAGTGTAAACAGTTCGCTTTTTAATTCTTTTATGTGTTGGCTTTCTTCCATTCGGCAACTTTCTTTTTATAAAGTGCGGTGAGTTCCTTTATTTCATCTAAGCTCAGCCGCAAAGGTTCGTTTCTGAGTATCATTAATTTGCTCGCCCGCTCGAATCCTATTCGCTCAGTAAGTCGCGGGGCGTATTCTAAGAGATTCCCGTGTTTATGCTGGTTACATTCGACGCATTGGCCGTGAACATTGTCCTCGTTAAATCTTAAATTGGGGTAACTTCCCACCGAGTAAAAGTGGCCCGCGTCATATTTTCCCGCCAGCGGTCGGCCGCAACTTATACAGGGCTCTTTTTTATCTCTGAGCCGAATAAATTCGTTAAATACTTTTTGCAGTTCTCGGCGGTATTGGCTCACGCTTTTCACGTTATCTCGCATTTGCCGAATTTCTCGTTTCGCTTTTTTACGCTCAACCATTCGCCCCCATTCAATTAAACATTGGGGTTTAGTGCAAGTTGCTTGCAAGCTCGAATAAGTTGGGACGAACTTCTCTTTACACACTTTGCAACGTTTCATAATACTTCAAAATAAATTGATATTTCCGCCCATTTTTCGCCATTTCATCAATGAGCCGTAAATATATTTTATTGGGGGTTCTTTTCAGTAATCGCCCGTTCGGTTGCCAGCTATTATTAACGAGGCCAACAAACGAAACGCCCCAATTTTCCACGTGAAAAAGTAGATTTTTCTCGGTTAGCACGTCATAACTTCCCGTTTTTTTGTTCTTATAAACTTTCATTTTTGACCTCCTTTATTCTTTCCTGAAAAGATTTTTTCTCTTTCTGAATCGTTTTACTATGCTCGAAAAAATAAAGGAGCAACGATTTAACGATTGACGATATAATAAGATTGTAAAGGAATAGCCCTAAACAAACGTTAAAAATAATTTCTATATTCATTTTCATATGCTTGAATCGATTTAAATATTTCATAAACTACCTGAGGAACTACGGCGTTTCCGTATGCTTTAATTGATTCGTTTCGCCATTTTGAAAAGGTAACTCCGTCCAATTCGGAGGGAAGCCCATCATTTCCGCTACAAAACGCGGGTTCGTTCGGGAATGAATCCCATCGTATAAATGGCTCCAATTTGGATCGTAGATTAATTGGCTCCTCAGACTGTTGTAAGTCGTTCCGTTTCGGTATCCTTTTATTTTGGCTCTCGTTTGAAATTCCGTGGGGTTCTCTTTTATTTCCATTGTTGAGGGCGTTTGCAATAATCCACACTCTCTCCCTTCGATGGGGCGCGTTTTTGCCCGTAGCTGGCAATATATACGACTGTACATCGTAGCCCTCATTTTCCAAATCAGTACACACCTCTTCGAATACCAGTCCCCCGTTCCAATGAGTAAAGCCGAGAACGTTTTCGCCCACGACGTAACGCGGGGCAACCTCTCTAATGACTCTAAGCATTTCGGGCCATAAATGGCGTTTGTCCTCTTTCCCGAGTCGTTTCCCAGCGGTTGAGTACGGTTGACAGGGGAAACCTCCTGAAATAATGTCAATTGTTCCATAGTATTTTGAAAAATCGCTTTTTGTTATGTCTTTAAAAAGTTCGGCGTCGGGCCAATAGTAACTTAAAACTCGTTGGCCGAATTCGTTCCACTCACAATGAAATTTATTTTCCCAACCCATCCACTCGGCCGCGAGGTCAAAACCCCCAATGCCTGAAAATAGTGAGCCGTGCGTTAAAATTCCCATTCTTCTCTAGTGTTTATTGGTTTATTTTGAATATCGGTGTAATGCATCGTTTCGGGGGTGAAATTAACTGACACGTAACCCGTGCGCCCGTTTCGATGTTTGGCTATTATAAACTCGGCGTTGTTAGTTCCTGAGTCCTTATTGTAATAATCTTCGCGGTATAAAAAACAAACGACGTCGGCGTCTTGCTCCAGGCTCCCCGAGTCGCGCAAATCTGAAAGCATCGGCCTTTTATCGCCTCGGGTTTCAAGTGATCGCGAGAGCTCGGCGAGAGCGATAACAGGAATGTTATTTTCTTTGGCTATTAATTTAAGGCCCCGACTTATCGCGCTTACTTCTTGCTC